GTAGGAGAATGGAGCAAAATGCTCCTTCTCGACCTGCCCGTATTGATGGTAGGAGAATGGAGCTTCGCACTCATCACTAGGGACAAGGTGCTTCGCACTCATCACTAGGGACAAGGAAGGATCTAGCACCCAGCCATTCGTTCCCTAAGCTTGTCTTTAGAAACACTTCGGCCTCCTCTATGTTCAGGATAAGCTTCTTGTTCATATTCATATTCTTCTTCATATTCATCTTCATCATCAGCTCCTCCATAGAGAACACCTCCATGTCTTCGTCTATGACCAACTCCTTGAGCTCCTACGCCCATAGCACTTCCTCGTCTATGTCTATGTCCTAATCCTAAACTAGAAGCAACATTAGCTGCAGCTTGAGAATATGGATTATTGAAAGATCCCAGAGTCTTGCTAATAACCTTAGTGTCTTTTAATGTATCATAGACCTTACCGGCGATATTTTTAAATGCACTGAAGAATGATCCACCATAAAGCTTCTCTAAATGATTGTAAGAAATACTATGAGAAGCAGGACTAGAAAGTACTCTTGATTCATTGATAACACCAAGTACACCTACGCAGCTGTTGTTTCCGATAGATAAGATACCATCATAAACAGCTAAGACATAAAGTGCTGGGATATATGAGGGTTGAGATACATTGATATTTTGGAAACGAACCTCGACTTGGAAGTTTATCTTCGAGAGAACCCCTTCTGCTTGTGTGGCTTTTAGGCCAAGATCCTTACCAAGCTCAATACAGCAAATTCCTCCAGTTAATCCCTGTTGAACTGGTGGACCATCTGCAAGAACTTTTCCAAAAGTTTGGGTCTTTCCACTCCATTCTTGGTATGAGTAATTAAGACCATTTTGGACACTAAAGTCATAAAGATTCATATCAGATGCACCACTTAATACACCATCAATATTATCCCAAGAAATATTAATACGATCGATTTTACAAAATGTATCTGTTGCATTCATCATTGTTGTTGGATTGTTTTGAATAGGATTATTAGATTGTCGGACATATATATATAATTTTCTAGGAATAGTATCGAATTGGATAACTTGAGAAGATATAGTAGTTTCAGTATAAAAAGGTACTGCTACTTGTCCATTATCAGAAATATATTTAGATACTTTGAAATAAGGATACTTCATGACTGGCGGGATTGGTTGGGTTAATTTAGGAGTTATCCAGCAGAGACGCATTTTTTGGTCTGATGGAACAATAACAAGACTACCGATTGGAACTGTATTAAGGGTAGATCTAGAAAACATTCTTGGAAGATTAGCTAAGACAAAATTGAATTGTAATGTATCAAGATTTGTAAGACCACCTGCTTGACCATGAATAGAATCAAAAATAAATGGAGGTAATACAATATACTCTCTTAATCTTACAACTACAGTTGCGCTAGTATTAGTATTATTAGTAATAGTCATATAATTACTTCCTCTTGAGATTTCGGCTTCAGAATCATAATATGGTGCCAATGGATTTCTAGCACTGGCATCACTATCAGCGTACATTTGATAATTATCTAACATTGATCCATTTAAAGATCCAAAGGTCTTTCTATTTTCTAAAGGGTTATGGAATCTCTGAAGTGCTTGGATGCACTCACTAAGCTCGATTGTAACAGGAAATCCATTTATAGTTGCTGTTAGTGTTTGGGTAATTGCTGAGATAGGGTTAGCTCGAATAGCGTCTCGACCAGACTGAAACATTAAATCATTAACGGAACTACCAGGTCCTGGAATAGATCCACCACCAACATATGTAGCAGTCATGACCATCTCTACTAAGCAAATTCGATCGAGAACGTTCTTGTTTCCTGGTGGATTAGTAATGAACGTCATGCTAGCTGAGTCACCTGCCACTCTTGGGTAGTCTCGATAGGTGACAGTTTCACCACCTTGAATAATAGCAAAACTACGCTCATTATTGAGTTCCATACGAGGTTCGTCAACTGAGAAACAATTGACATCAAAATCTGAAGCTGAATTCATGTGTATATAATCTTAACGAATAAAATTATATATATACCATTTTGGCTTTAAGAGCTGTACGTAGATCTTTTTATAAATAACATTTTTATTGTTAACACCTGGTTAAAGGGAATTGTTAGAAGATATTGGTCACCGAATTGGTCTAACCAATAGACCGAAACATCAATGGTTCTTAAAGCATTCTTACCAAACATGTTAATACATTGATATGGACCTTGAACACTATACTGGATCGTTGTTCGAGCCTCTGGACCCTCAACTAGAATTGGCTGAAAGTCTTGTAATATACCTTTACTATTAACTATGCTCTGATTAGAGCCAGCAACTCCTGGAAGATATTCCTGACGAACTGGAAGAAGATTTGATACTAAGACAATACTTTTAAAGACATTCCAATCTACCAATGTTGCATACTGCTGAGTCATGATATAATACAAAGGTGGGTATACAGGAGTTACGTACGATGGATTATAAAAGTTGTTATGATTATTCTGGACTATGTATTGTGCGACTTGATTAGGTGGGAGATTGTTATTTTCAATGATTAATAGTCCATCAAGAAAAGTAAACATTGGGTAGTTTGAAAATATCTTGATTGGATTTGCTAAAGTCTGATCATAATACGCAACTTGAGCTACTAAACTAATATGCTCTTCTCCAATCTCATATTGGAAGTATGGAGCTAAAGCACCTGCTGGAGCACCTCCTGGGATAGCTGCAAAGGCCGTAGCTAAAGCCACATTCATCATATTGACAAAAGAAGTGTAAGTATAAAGAAAGTAATATGGTGTCTTTGTAACGTTAGGACTAGTAGCAGAAATAGGTGGTACATACACACTTGGATTCTCACTTACGAATTCTAAAAATGTTTCTGGAGATACATTCTCTTCATATGATAATGTGAATGAGTAGATTGTCTTATTAATATCTACATTCGGAAATGGTTGTATTTGAGGAATTAGAAGAGGAATATTAATAGTCGGAATTGTAAATCGGATAATTGACAAGAAATAATCTTCTGGGGTATTTAGAATTGCTTGGTTAAGTTCTTCTTGAAAGATTGCATTAAAAATAGTGTTATTGCTATTCGGTAATGGGTTGGCCATATTTACATTATAATATATTCGGTCATCGTTCGTTTGCTTGTATGCCATTATACTAATCCATTAGAAAAAAAATTTATTCAATAGTTAGAAGAGTAACATACTCATCAAATGTTAGCTTAAACTTCTTAGCATTAATCTTAATATATTCATAAAATTCATCAGATGAAAGTTTTTTACAAAGGAGCCTTACTATACACCACCGTCCGCAAGTATTAGTACCGGTCTTCTTATTCTGATATTTATAATTATTGTAGTCAAGATCATATGGGCAATCTATTAATAATTGGGATAGATAGGGATAGCATTGGTTACTCTTTAATCTAAATTTCTTAGAAATATATTTCAAGGGATCATCAGGGAGACCTTCATCTCCACCATATGAATTGAAGAAGAATATGGTTGAACCAGCGCTACGATAATTCTTTCGCTTAAAGAGTAAAGTCCAGTGGCCGTAATTTAATCTAGTTTCATAGAGTAAGAAAGCAGCACCATATGGAGATAATACATCATCAATATTTTGATAATTCATTAAGTCTGGATAGAGAATGACTTTAGCTTTACCTCCAACCGCATTTAACATATCCTCATCAGAGAGTGCTATCCTTTCTGCTTTTAGTAATTTTGCTCTCGTGTTGATCTGATCTTCGCTTCTCATAATATATATTACAATAGATATTATGGAATATAGCAACCGGTGTCATACAAAACATACTGTGGATACAACTTACCTAGGACAACCGATCTTGATGGGAGTTCAAGTATTCTTTTAATCTGATCAGGATCATACAAAAAATATGCCTTCAACGCATAAAGAATCTGCTGCTTACCACTTGTATGGGGAAAGATAACCATATCCTGAAGCTCACACATCATCTTTCGAGCAAAGTTCTGGCCTTCGGGTATGATAAGATGATTGCAGATGACTAAGTAAATATTAATATCACGACCAATCTCTAGAATGTCGCATATTAAAGTAGTTACAGCATTCTGAATCTTTTTATCTAGAATTGAAGTGACATCATCGAACATTATAACAGCACCAGGAGGTGTCGTCTCATATTCTTCTAAGGGAAACTCTTCTCTTACGTCGAATGGTTCGTCTACTAGATTTTGATCAACTGGTATTCTTATGGGATTGAGTCGATCAAGTACTGGATCAGACTCTTTACGACTGAATAAATAAAAGGGGCTATTCTTAAAGATCTTCTTATAGTTTTCAATATACTCGGCTGCTTTAGTACTCTTTCCTGAGCCACTTTGGCCTGCTAAGTAAAGCACTTGTCTTTGATCGATATTTGGCATCGGAATCAAGACACCATCTTCAAGTTTGATTTCAACAAATTCGCCATACTTATCCGATCCCTTGTGCTTATGACTAGCTTTTTGCTTGTGATCATCTTCATTGATTAAGTAGAGTAATTTCTTATCGAACCGGCCTCCCTTTACTTTTGCAATGACACGACCTGGACCTTTAAACCTAAACATGCTATACTTATATACAATATTTGAAAAAACACGCTATAGAAAAAATATCTTTACAAAATATTATTATCTGGATTTAATATAATGGAAAATCCAGAAGATTTAATATCGCCCGAACCGACCTTAGCCCAAATAAAGAAGAAACTAGCCTCCGACAAAGAACTATCAACTTACACTGAGGATGAACTTAGATACGCCATGACCAACGTAGGTAGAGCAATTCATAAATTTGGAGCAGGAAGACCAAAGAAGGCTCCAGAAACAAAATGTCTTTGGTCTGACAAGGTTGAGTGTAAACTTTGTAATGAGATGATCACTCGTAGTTCTAGAACTAATCATAATAAGACTGTTAGACATAAAATACACGAGAGCTACAATACTAAGTTGTCAAATCTTTTGAGACTGAATAAAAAATCTATAAAAGAAGTATAATGAATAAAGATCAAGTCGATATGCTTAGAAAGAATGATCAAGAAACATTAGATAGAGTCAATGCAAAAAGACGAATCCATTTAGCACGTATGCAGGCACTAGCTAATAATCGTAGTCCTATTCCTTTGAATGCTTCTAAAGAGGTTCATGCTGAGAATGATAAATTTTGGAGAGATTTTGATAATTTAAAGAAAGATTATGATGCGGATGAGAAGAAGATTTACGATAAACTGTATAATCGAGCTTGGAATCCTCCCAATAGTTTTTGTTAATAATTTCTTAGGTAAAAGTATAATATAGTATTCAACGTATTGAAGGAAATTAGGCCTAGAAACCTATAAGTTGGTTCGATCCCAGCCGTGAGTATTGGGCTGCTAAGCCTCGGACGATTTGACATATATCCTTAATAGCTATCAAGACCCATTCCAAGGTATTGATAGCTCATATCCTTGAGCACAAGGAAGCCGGTGGTTAAATCCCCTATGAGCAAGGAGGATTGGTTTAAGAGATTTTCCATCCTTCCATCTATATATATGAATACTGATAAACAGTATTCATGTAAAAAAGATTATTATGGACTAGTGATACCAGTATTTTGACAGAATCCATTACACATCCAAAGAGATCCATCTGAAATTATCTCAATATAATCACATGCAGTTGAAAGAGCAGTAAAACTCATTGTATTTTGAGCAACACTAATACTTGGTGCTAAACCTCCTGCAAAGACTAGAGAAGTAAATGAACCAGTATTTGGTGTTAGTGTATTTAATGTTATAATGGAAGGACCTGAATTATTATCCATTATGAATTTGAAGTTTGTTCCAATAACTGCTGTACTTATGTCTGGTAGAGTTATCGTATAAGGCGAATCTCCTGTAATAAATACTTTAGTACCTGATTGACCAACTACTAATGCTGGATTATTTGTACTATTGTAGGATAAAGTTGGTAGGATACCAGTCATTAAATATGTTGCCGATGTTTGTGGATCATATACAGTAGCAGAAGTATTTTGGCCAATGGTTCCAGATAATGATATATAAAAATATTTATGTATAAAATCGTTGGATTGAAGACGAAGTTGATTACCTATACCCTGAAGTTGAGCATTTTGTGCAGTAATATAAGT